GGAAGGAAGGTTCATCGGTTGAACAGAAACTAATTCCTGTGCAACGATGTTACCGAATACTCGACGAACAAGCGGAAGTGCTACTCCAGACCATTCTTCATCACCTACACCTGTACCGGCGCTTGGGGATGTTTTAGAAGCTTCTGATAAAAGTTGACGTGCCTGGTTTTCTAGCAATACTGCCATACCAGAGCGTTGCCACTCACCATCCATACCTTCTAAAAGTCCAGATTTTTCCCACTTGGTTACGAGTTTTTGTGATTCTTCTTTCTGCTTCCGTATAGGGGAAGGGTCAAGAAGAGTTTCATTTACGTAATCACTCATTATCGTTCTCCAAATTTAATGATTAATCTTTTAAAATTCCAGCCAATTTCTGAAAACGACTTGCTATTTGATCTTCCTCAGTAATTATTTTTTTCTGAGGAGCAGTCGTTCCAGTCTTACGGCTGGCTGATTCCTTAACGGTTGATTTCTTCGTAACAAAACCGGTATCTTTAAAGGATTCTGCAAGAGTACTATAGACCAACTTAATTTCACGAGTCGTTTGAGCTCTGTCAAACGTTTCAACGATTTTAAGTTTCTGGTCATTACTCAAACCAAATTCTCTAAATAAACGGTTAGTATAAAGAAGTTTAGCATTAAGGATGTTAACTTCATGAAGCTTATCACGTAAATACGTAATAGCTTCTTTATATTCACTAAGCTCTGATTGCAATTGATCAACATGTTCGTTTTTATCTTCGTCAGAATCTTCTTCTTCTTCAGACTCATCTTCAGAAACGGTTTCTTCATTTTGACGAACTACATTCCCGTCCTTAGCTCTTTTTTCAGCTTTGGTTCCGGAATATTCGTCAAGTTCTTCTTCAGAAACGGTTTCATCATCTTCAGAAACAGCTTCACCATCAGCTTCAGCAATTTCTTGCTCCAGCTCACGAATTACTGCTTCTAGATCGAGGTCTTCATCTTGTTCAAGATCTTCTTCACCTTCATGTTCTTCTTCAGATACGATTGGTGCATATTTTACACCATCAATTTCAATGATTTCAGATTCATCATATCCAAGACCTTCATCTTCTTCTTCAGGTTCTTGTTCAACTTCTTCTTCATCACCGGCATCAATATCAATATCGACTTCTTCTTCATCATCTTCATCATACTGACGAGCCATATCTTCAGCGGTTTCATCACCTTCATCTTCATCATCCGTAAAAGAATTTTCTTCTTCTTCATCCTCAGCAAGTTTTGCTGACAACATAGATTTTAGATGAGGAGTGAAAGCTTCTTCTAACGCCATCTTAGCATTCTGAAGTGCGGTTTCACGAACAGCTTTTGCATCTGCAATAGCTTCTTTTAATAAATCAGACATAATATGTCTCCAAACTATTTTTTATAGTGGAATAAAGTTATTCTGGAACTTTAATTGAGGTTAGAATGTTTAGACACCGTAAAAAATCCACGGTGTATTTAAGTTATATATAAATATAAGAAAAAATGAAAAAGAAAGTCTAATTGAACTGTTTACTTCTAAGTTTCCCCATTTTTTTTCTCCTTCTTCGTTTAATTGATGGTTTTTCATAAAATTCATTTTCACGCAACTCTTTTAATAAACCTGAATTTTTCACACGTTTTTTAAATTGAGCTAAAGCCTTATCAACATTATTATCTTTTACTTTTACATATAAACGAGTATTTTTATATTTCTCAATTTCTCTATCTTTTCGTCCTCCCATACTATAACCCTTTAATTTTCTTCTTCAACTAATTGCCCTTCAGATAAACACCCACGTGCTACTGCAGTATGAGCATCTTCAATTAATACTATTTCAGATATGGGTATAGGGAATTCTGTTTGGTCAAATTGTTCATTAAAAACATCTAAAAATCCTTTAACCAAAGATGTCCCCCCACCTATAACTATTGGCACAGGCTTGGGAAAGTTAGGAACATTTTCCACACCTTCAAATTGAACTCTTAAGTTCGTTAATAAATAATTAACAAGAGCACCATAATAAGAACGAATTGCAATTAATACATTAGCTTCATCAGTTCCTTCTTCATAAATATCTTGATATACTGACTTTGATAAATCAAGTGTTTTGGATGACTCCTTAATATATGTTACTTTTGCTCCTGATACTCCCGTATCTACTGATACATTATCGTCAACCCAATCACCACCACGAGCTACACTAAATGATAAAGCAGTCATACCTTGATACATAACAGCAATATTACACATTCCCGCACCCATAGAAATTGCTACACCCGTAAGTTCTGAATCAACCAATCCTTCATATCCTAATGCAACTGGTTCTTCAATTTTCTTTGCCTCATAACCATATTGTTCAATGATAGTTCTTAATACATCTTCATGATATAATACTTCCCTATTTGCATCAATTGGTTTTGCTGGAACACAATATACACAAGTTTCATTTTCTTTTGCTTTTCCTAACAACTCTCCAATAATGGCATTTAAAACTGGCAAAGAATCCTTTTCAGTTGGATTTAACAAACCACTTCTCATCGGTCTTCGTAATTTAGCAGCAGAAAATATCTGTGCATAATTAAAAGCATGTTTACCGACAATATGAACTTTACCACCTTTTTCTACATATGGAATGCCTTGTCGTTTTAACATTCTCCTAACTTGAGCAACTTCACCATCAACAGTCAAAAATGCATTACGTTGTTTTTTAATTGTGTCTTTTGTAGCGGCTATGTAAAATGATGTTCCGCAATCTAATCCTTTAGCCATATTATAACCCTCTTAATTTTTTTAATTTATGTTTTTGGGTTTTTACTTTACCCTTAATAACTTCATCAGACTTAACATATGCTGATGTTGGTTTCTGTGTATTTATTTGTTTTTTCATCTTTATATCAACATGTTCAATTTTCTTTTTTGGTAAATCTACTTCAACCGCAGATGATTGTGTAGTAAATAGTTTCTTCGGCTGATAAAATTTGTTTAATAAAAGATAAACAATAAAACCAATTTGCCACAATATAAGTGAACAAAATATGAACTCTCTAACCATCTCCCTTAACAGCCTTAGTAACAGCAGCTCTACGCTTCTTCAAATAAGCATCACTATCATCAGAATCACCATCATTATCCACATCATCATCTTCTTTACCCACAGCATCTAAAGCCTCCTCAATATCATAATAACGATTAAGAATATTTCCCATATCTTCATAAAGAGCAGATAATCTTTGATTAACATTATTTGCTTCGAGAGCAGTTTTCTTAAAATGAGAAGTCAAACCCTTTAATTCTTTCATATTACGTTTAACACTTACACCATCAAACCAATCATCAGTTTCAGAAAGAACATGATTTTGAGCAGCCTCAGCCATCTGTGCTAATTGTTTGGCAACTTCAATAAGATTATTGTTATTATAAAGTTGTTTACCAATTCTTGAATAATTTTTAACTGCTTCAATTACTTGAAATTTATTAACTTCAGGTTTTTCTTGTGTTAAAGCATAATCTTCAACTATTTTTGCAAATTTAATTTGTTTCATAATACTGTCCTATCTGTAAACAACCTATCATATTGTTCTTTAAGAGGATGTTTTGATTCTGTTTGTGTCAATTTTTGACTAATTTTTTGTTTTACAAATCTATCTGCTAAATTCTTTTCTTTACTATATTTAGCACTTTCCCATTTCTTTTGTAATGATTTTGGTAAATCTATTTCACTTAAACCATTATTTACAAATGAAGTAATTCTTCGTACATCAACATTCGGTATCTTACGATATCTATATTCTTCCAAACCCTTTAACCATTTATAAACTTCTTTTACAGCAATTCTTTTATTAACGGATTCCTTGATTGGTTTATATTTTTTTCCGTTGATTACTTTAATTATTTCTTTTTTTGCTTCGTAAATGGAAGCTATAGCGTCTTCAGGAGTATCATATAGACCAGATGCCCAAGCTGTTGCCGCCATCGGATCATCAAATCCTGTTTTCTCTCCAGAATACCCATGTGCTGCAGCAAATCTACCACTAGCCCCCTTCCAAACATTACCTTTATCTTGACTACCTGTATCGTATTTTACTTTTACTGGTTCTCTTTCAGGTTTCTCTGGTTCATCATCTTCTGGTTCTTCATCATCCACATCATCACCACCTACTGGATCATCTTCCCAAGCATCTGCATCAGTTTTACCCGTTGGTTTGGCTCTACCTTCTTCATCATCCCAGGCATCTTCGGGGTCACCAGCAGTATCATCTGGTTCTCTTGTTCCTTCAGGTGGATCACCTTGAAAATCTGCATCTGTTCCCGTATCTCCACCAAAACCACCAGTTTTACTTATAGCAGTTTTCTTTGGTTCAGCTTTTGGTTTTTCCCCATCACCCTTTGGTTTTTCTTTATCTGCACCTTTAGCCGAAACAAATGCTCCAGAATCATCT